TCATTAATTTCTTCATCTGTTATCTCCATAGCCATTTTATATTTATTTTCTGTAAACTCTTCTACCTTTCATATTTAATTTAATGTTTTTAATTATATTTTTCAATGATTTTTCATTTGATTGAATCAATCCATCACCTGGTGACTCAGGATTTATAAATGGTCTAGCTTCAACTTTAACTCCATCAGAATAATCTCTAAAACCTTTTATTTTTCTACCTTTTTTAACAGCAAATATATTTTTAGTAGTATATCCTTCTGCTTGATACCAACCATATTTATTAAATGAAAGTTTACCACCTTTTTTAGTTGGCTTCCATCTTATAGTGTCTTTTAGCTTTCCTTTTTCTACAAGTGGTTGATTTCCAGATATACCTTTTAGTTTTCTTATTTTAAGTGTTGATTGCTGTAAAGGTTTTAAAGGGTTGCCAGCATAATCTACAGATTTCTCAATGTTTTTTTTAAGAGTTTGATCTGGTCTTCCATATACACTTTTAAAAACATCTTCAAATAATTTCTTTTTATTTGCTTTTAGTTTTATAAAATCACAATCATTTATTACTATTTTGCTGATCATTTAAAACATCTCCTGCTAATTCTTTGCCTAATCTCTTGGCTCTTATAAATTTAGGTATAAAGCTAATAATAACTTTTTCAGAAAAATTTTCTGCCCAAGTTTCTGGATCAGATAATATTAAATCTATATCATCTTGTGGTAAATCTAAATCAAAATCATTAATTGTTCGTAGCTCTTTGACGAGCTTGATTAAAGATTGATCCAGTGATGTTGTTTGCTGGTTCTTGCTCTGCTGGCTCTTCTTTAGCTCCATTTAACTCCATATTTTCTTCAATTATTTTAATAGCTTCTTTTTTATCATAATCGTTATTGTACTTTACATATAATTCTGGCAAACTTGTTAAATTATTTTCAAGCATAAAGCTATGCCAAGCAATTTGATCTTGAACTGTCTTAGGATATTCTATTTCATTAAAATCAACACCCATTTTTTCTGGCAGTTTAATATTATTGTATGCAGCTATAGTTTTTTCAATTTCATATAACTCATGCTCATACATTAACCAGATCTTCTTATCATCAACATAAGACTCGTGCAAATCAATAGATTTAATTTGTAAAGCAATACCTGAAGGAGTTTCTCCTCCATCCTGTGCAAATTGCACATATAAATGATTGTTTTGAGCAACTAAATCAATCTGAAATTTAACAGCTTCTATAGCTGAAATAGGATCTCCTCCAGGAGATACGATATTAAAGGTTGCTCCTTCAGGCAAGTCTAAAATTTTATCTGAACCTATTCTTTCTATAGGTTTGTCAGAATAAACACCAGTAGTGTATGCTTGACCGAACATTTGGCTACGAAGTCCTAACTGTAACTCAGTTAAAGTAATGTTGGCTTGAAGATTTGCTCCACATATGTCATTAGCACCTTCAACAAAGAAGCTGTCTAATTGTTCATTTCTATGTGTAAATAAAAAAGGTAGGATTCCATAGCCATGTTCGTATTCTTGTAAAATGTTTCCATCTTCGTCATAATGTATATATCTTTCTTCATCCCAATATGCATACTCGCATTCATTAACAAGATTAACATCATCAGTATTCATTAATAATGGGTACATTATTGCTTTAGGTGTAAATGGATCAGCTAAAAATACATCAAAGTAATATACAGGTCTGTATTCAAAACAAGGTTTTCCATAATTTTCTTTAAAAACTATTTGTGTTGCAACTGTTCCTAGCAATCTAGTCATTCTTTCTAAGTGAGTCATTCTTGCATCTTTCTTTATAGTAAGAGAGTCGTAAACTGAATTAACTTTTCTTTTTGCACCTAAAGTATATATTTTACTAAGTTTATTTATAAATCTTTTTGTTATATTTGTGTTATATGGTGGGATTTCTCTAAATGCTTGTGCTTCAAAAAATTCTCCAACATATTTATCAATATTATTACCTGAATAAAAGTCAAGCAATTTATAAATGCGACTTCTTCTTTTCTTTTGTTCACCTAACTTAGCTTCTTGTACAGAATTTTTAATTATTTCTTCAACACTTATATCAGTATTATAAATCATCTTTGCCTCACTTTAAATTCTTTTTGTCTAATTGGAAATCTGTTAATAAAAAAATATCTAACCATATCCATACCATGATCAGAATAACCATCTTTTTGAGGCTCTGGTTTTAAAGCCTTACCTTCTTTTTCTTCTGGATACCTATACATTTCAAAATCTTCTGCAGTTCCTAAACATTTCTTATCTAAATGTAAATATCTATTTCCTTGTGCATTCTCTACAAAACTTCTAACATGAGATATACCAGATGCTATACTTCTACTAACTTTATCTCTTATTGATCTTACTATGATACCTTTTCTTCTAAATATTTCTACATCTCCTAGTCCCGATTGTCCTTGAACTTGTTTTCCTGCAGGATCACCATAGTATGCAACAACATTGTATTTTTTTGATAAAATCATATCAGCAAGTTGATCAGTTTTAATATTTGTTTGATGACTTATTTCATCGATCATGTTAATATGCCATTCCCCATTTTGCATATAAGTTTGAAACCATCCTACTGATGGCATTCTATAGCCCCAGTCAATTGAGCAATAAGTAGGCAAAAAAGAGTTGTAAGGATAATCACCCATGTCAATATTCCGATCAAAATTATAAACTCTACCTGATAAAGCAGTAAACAATCCTTTATATTCTTGTTCAAAAATTTCTTTAGTGACATTTCTTTTTGCTTCCTCTATATCTTCATCAAACTCTCCATCTGGAAATACTTTATTGTTTTCCCAACTAGGAGATCTAAAAGAATACCAATTTTTATCATTTTGTCCTTTTAAATACCAATCATATAAATGATTAAAACCCTCTGGTGTTGAAATAAAAATAGCTTTACCTTTTTTATCAGATAGGGTTGGTCTTAAATACATTTCCCATATTTTTCTATTAACCTTAGCACATTCATCCATGATTAATAAATCAAGAGATTCACCAACTAATGAATCTGGTCTATCTGCAGACTTGCCTTCTAAAACTGATCCCCACTCAAACTCTATATACTGTTCTTTAAACGAAGCTCTGGAAGTAGCCATACCTTTTTCTACAACCATTTTATGCCAGATCTCTCTAAATATTTTTTCAGACAAGTCATATGTCGGAGCAACCACCCACACTCTAGTTTTTGGTTTCGCTAATACAATAGATGCTTCCATTGATGCACTTAAAGATTTTCCCCATCTTCTACCACATACTGCAACAATAAACCTGGCTTTATTTTTTTCTGGATAATGTAGCTTGTGTTGACCTTTATGAGGCTTATACTCCATAAAGTCAAACCACTTATCCTTAAACTTGCTATCTATTTGTTGATTGCTATGTATATTCATTTATTAATACTTATAATTAATATATAAGTAAAATTAGCCATTGTAATTTGTCACATTTTTTTTAAAAAAACAATATTTTATTTGTTTTTTATTAAATAATTGTTAATATAAAGCAACGAAAATTAATCAATTTTAATAAATTGGAGGGCAGTATGTCCGAAGAAAACACAACAGCAACGACAGAAGCAGTAAGCGAAAGTCCTGCTAAAGAAAGTGATCAAAATAGCTCAATTGATTCACATATTGCAGAAAGCAAAAAGTATAGAAAAAGAGCTCAGGAAGCAGAGGCACGAGCTGCAAGTCTTGAAAAAAAGATAGCAAATGCTGAAAAAGAAAAACTGGAAAAAAAAGAAGAGTATAAAACTCTTTATGAACAGTCAATTTCTAAATTAGAATCATTAGAAGCTAATGCAAACAAATGGTCTAAATATGAAGAAGCGAAGAGAAATTCCTTGCTTGAAATGCATCCTGAAGAAGATAGAGAAAGTTTATCTACTTTAAACTTAGAAACTCTTGAATATGTAACTAATAAGATTAATGAAAAGAAGCCAAATGCTCCTGAAGCTATAGGAGTTGCTAGAAAATCTGATCCAGATCTAAAACTGACAGATTTCGCAAATATGACAAAAAAAGAAAAGCAGGAGAAATGGCAAACTTACATGAAACAATATAAAAAATAAACCCCTCAAAATGAAGGTCTAGTTAGGCAGTTGAAAGAGGGTTAATTTCAGAGGAGAGATTAAATGGCATTTACAGATCCATTAGATGTTAATGTACATTCAGGTGGTACTGGTGCAGTTACCCCTAATGTCGCAGATCAGTTTATCCCAGAAGTATGGGGACAAGCTGTGTTCGATGTTTTCGAACAAAAAATAATGATGAGAAATCTTGGAACAGATTTATCACCTAATGTCGCTAGTTTTGGTGACAAAATTCACTTACCACATATTGGTGTACCTGAGTTATCTGCTTTTACACAAGGCAGCGAAATAGCTCCAGATGTAACATCAGGTGGTTCAATGACTTCACAAGAGTCTACAGTAACAATATCTGAGTATAATGTAGCTTCAGTTTATGTACCAGATATCGTAGATGTACAATCAAACTATGACTTATTAAGTATTTATACAAAACAGTTAGGCTATGCTGCTGCTAGAGGCTTTGACAATTATATGCACTACTTAGTTGCAGATAATTTACGAGGCTTACTTACAAGTGATACTGGTGCTGTGGGAGCAGATGCTGATACTTCAATCCATGTACAAACAACTGGATCAGCATTAAGTGCTGCAAACTTATCATCTTTGATGGCAATCATTTTAGGAGAAACTGGAACAACACAAGGTTGGAATTTAGTTTTATCTCCTGCTATGTATGCAAGTTTAGCATCTTTAGCTGACTTTGTTAAAGGTACTGCATCTCCATTAGGTGCTGGATTTGAGTCAACTGGTAATGCTGGAAACTTACTTGGTATGCCAGTTTGGGTTGCTCAATCTCCATATATGGGTACTGATGGTGGTGATGTTTCTGCTGATGCTACTAAAGGTATTAAAGCAGTAGCTGATCTGGAATCATCTGGTACTGATGATAATGATATAGTATATGGTTATGCTATACATGAGTCTGCATTGTATTATGCTTTCTCTAAAGAAGCTAAAATAACTGCTTCTTATCGTCATGCTTATTTGTCAACATTAGTAACAGTTGAGTCTGTTTATGGTGGAACTGCTATTAATACTGATGCTGCAGGTGACAGAAGAATCATAGCTCTGGTTC